CCACTCGGCAAACATCAGGTTCAGAGACCGGCGAGCAGTCTTGGCGTCGTAGCCGGTACGCATCTCCAGCCCACAACGCTCGTAGGCCTCCTCGATGATCTCGGCGACGTCGATATTGAAGTCTCTGGAACCTGATGTGGTCATTTTTTCTTAGCCGTTTTGGTTTTGCGCTTGGCGGGGCTGACGCGTTTGCCGGAACCAACCCGCTTCTTCTCGGAGATCTTACTCTGCTTTTCGGATCTTGTCATCTCACCCGAGGTCTTGGGGGTCTTGGAAGACACGCGTTTGCTGGGTCGACAGTACGGCGTGCCGCGGCTTTCGCCTTCTTGACGCCCACACGCCTTTCCGGTGCGGACGTCTTTCCAGTCCTCTTTGAACCAACGCTTGAGAGCCGCGCCTTTTTCGGTCTTGCGCACCATCAGAACACTCGCGTCTTCACGAGACCGCCTTTGGCCATCTTCTTCTTGGACTTGTTGCCCCAGTTTTTGGCGCCAACCTTACGACACTTCGCAATCGCCCCACTCGCGTAGGCCGACGGAAAGACGTCGTAACGCGCCTTAACCTTCCGGTAACATGCATCCTTCTTAGCCATCAGGACATATTGCAGGCTTTGGGTTTTTTCCCAGCCATTACAGCCCCGCCGTTTTTATAACCCGTAACCTTACCACCCATTTTGTAGCCAGCCTCGACTTTGCCACCCATTTTGTAGCCAGCCTTGACCTTGCCACCCATCTTCATGCCTTTAGATTTGCATCCAGCCATTGGAACCTCCGTTATTTGCTTGGCCATATTAGCACGGTTCATCCTACTGTCCCACCTTATCCTTGAATGACATCCAAACGGCGCCAGCGATAAAAATCAAAATGGCCGTGGTGGTAATCTTCACGACCGTGGACCAGACCGCTTTGCGGGTCTCCCGCCACGAGGACAGCAGGCCGCGCAGCTCGTCAATATCTTGCGGAGCATTGTCGTCGTGCAGGCCGAGCTCTTTCAGCGCAGCATGGGCGCCGCGTTTTGCAGCTCGGTCCATCATCGCTTCGAGTTCTTCGGGGGAGAGTTGAATGTTGCCCATGTCGTTCACCACATCTTGCAGGACCAATACTTGGCCTTAAGCTTGTCCAAGGAGCCTTTGTCGCAGCCGTGCCGTGCTCGGAACGAGGCCCGCGCCTTGGGGTTTGATTTTCGGATTTTCATGTTGGCGTCGCCGAAGCGGACGATCTTCTCTTTGCCCTTGTCGCAAGCCTTTACAACAAACTTCTTGCCGCCTGATTTCTGGCGGCGGGGCTTGTTGCACTTCATCTTATCCTTGTCGATTTTAGGCATTAGAGCGGTCCCGCATTTTGAATGAGAATAAAGTCAAACGCCGCAGTCACAATGGAATTGTTCGTGCGAACAGAAGCGCGAACATCCAGATCAGACTTTGCAGGGACAGCGAACGGGCAGGTAAAAGCATACTGGTACTCGGAGCTGGCGACCTCGAACCTGTGGCCGATGATAAACCGGTCACCGGGCACCCTGTAGTAAAAGGTTCCCGTGGCGTCGCCGCCGTTTTGAATGGTCATAACACCCTGTGTCAGGTACGCGGTGTATCCAGCAGGAACGGTGTAGATCGCCATAAGGGTGTTGCCGACCCCGGCCAGAATCCGGGCCACTGTCGTGCCACCCTTTGTGATGGTGACGTTGCCAACATTATCGGACGTTCCATTCATTCGGGCCGAATGTATTCGGATAAATGACTTGGTGGTGACATTGCCCGAAGCGGCCGCCAACACAACCTCATCGACTATCTCGTTATAATCCACATCCAGCCCGTAGATTATGACCTTTTTGTCCGCATCAGATGCGCTGGCGCGCGCAAGAGATAAGGTTCCTGCAGTGGCAAAAGCGGACCATGGGTAGTTGGTGTCATTTATATCCCAAATTGTGCCTGTCTGGTTCTGGGACATCGCCGGAACTTCGCCAAGGATGTGGCGAAAATGATGGCCCGGAATCTGGCCCCGGGCCACCTGAAGCTCAAACGGCTCCGAGGTTCCGACCTGCGATATGGAGCGGATCTCATGAGCCATCGAACGAACCTCTTACGCGTGAAAGGCCGTCATGTTCGTGAAAACGGTTGTGCCTGCCGTGTATGGTAGGAAACAACCCGCTTCAAACATGATCCCTTCGGACGGGATGGTTACATCGCGCTCGGCGGTTGCAGAAGCAACCGTGCCCAGTTTCAGCTTTTCGGTGCCCGTAGCGCTACCATTCGTGAAGGTGAGAACCCCAGCGGTGTCGGAGTTGACGATGAACGCCCCCTTGAGTCGCGCCCGTTCGGCAAAGATCACGTCCAGCGCATCGTTGGACATACCAACGGACAACGTGCCCGCAGTATCGTCATCAACCGTGACTGCTGTCACTGTGCGAAAGTACAAAGACCCAGTCGAGACGCCGGAAGCGGTGACGCCAATAGCTTCCGTCTGCGCGTTGTCGTTCACATCCGTGCCCGTCACAGTGACGGTGCGAGCGCCGTCAGCACCCGAGGCAGTCACAGTGATTTTCCGCGCGGCGGTGAACGTAGCTACACCGCCAGAAGCGTCTGTACCGTCAATCGGGATGGCTTGCACGCCACCCCCGGACAGGGTTTCCGCAGTGCAGACGCTATCCGCGTCTGCTGCATTTGTGTCGGCCTCAATAAATTTGGCCTTTACGTCCGAACCCGCCATCAGCTGTCATCCTTCTTAACGCTCTTTTTGGGGGTTTTCTTGGGGGTTTTCCCCTTGAGAACCTTGCTGTTCAGCTTACCCATCTTAGCTCACCGTAGCGGAGAATGGTGTCGCCTCAGTGTCAGTAGCGGCGCCAACAACACGAACGGACCAAAGGTCAGCAGCTACGTCCTGCAGCTCAACTGTCGCACCCTTGATACCGCCGGTGGTGCCGCCGTTGAAGGTGATGGTATCCGAGTCAGCGGCTGTCTCGAAGATCGATGCCGATGCGTCTGTGTCGTTGGCTACAATCGCCGTACCGGCCATTGTGTCGTCACCGACAACCTTGATGGTGGTGGAGTTAGACGTGATTGTGGTTGCGATGAACATTTTGTAGGTGTTGCCCGAACCGGTGGCTGCCGGCAGGGTGACTGCGATGCCAGCTGCGGCGTCAAGAACAACCGTGCGGCCGGAATGCGCTGTGCGTGTCAGAGTGACGGTAGAATCGGTGACCGATACGATCGAACCGGAATCAGTGATAAAGCCGTTGGTCGATACGACCGGGCCGGAAAACGTGCTCGTAGCCATGGGTGTCTCCTGTCGTGGCTAGTGTCAGACGCGTTTTGCGCCTGTCAGGGATGGGGGTAGGTTACACGATCATTGCGTGTTGGTCCACAGCCACCTTTTCTTGCCGCAATCATATATGCGCCCAGCACCCATGGCGTATGTCATTTCGGCCTCAGTGCGTGGATCCTCGTCAGGGTCAAAGCTGGAATTGAACGAGTGTTCAATTAAGCGCTTCGGGATAGCGCGGCGCTGGTAATGGGGCTTGGGTCGAAGGCCGATCTTGGGGCTCCATACCTGATAATCGGCGCCGACGTCCTCCTCCAAGATAAAGCCCAGCTGTTCATACATGCCGCCACTGAACAAACGGTTGTCAGAAAACGACTTCACGCTGTAGGGATTTTGATCTTTAACGAAGGCTTTGAACAAGCGACCAGCTGCGCCAGCAACGGACAACCTTGTTGCATAGCGGCTGAGTGTCCACTGGCGGTCTTTTGCCGCCGCACCGCGATCGTTACCACCCAGAGTGAAGCGCATGCATGCAACCATCTTCCCCTTCCAAAACAGAGCGTAGTGATGGCCGTGACCGTTACCCCCTTGGGGGTGGTACTTGTCGTAGAAGGATCGGGCTTCGGCATTGGACACGGAGCGCAGCTCACACTTCCGTGCCATCAGGCGACCGCGTAGGTTCCCTGTGGCGGCACGAAGCAAGCGGCGAATTGTTTGTGGGCGTTCCAACCATTCCGTCTCATAAATTGTGATCAGCCGGATACCCTTGGCGGCACACAGCTGATGCTTCTCGATGTGACGGCGCTTGTTCTTTTTCTCGTCGGCTTGGTCTCGATGCGTGTGCCAGTACATCCCACAATACTCAATCGCGAGATTGTGCTCTGGCAGGTAGATGTCGAGTTCTTTCGGCCCGATAATGCTTCGATCTCGTTGCACCACAGTGGTGAACAAAGACAAGAAATCGGCGATATCCTGTTCGGGTTTGGACTTCATGTGGTTGCACTGGGGGCATGGGTTTTCGCCCGCCATCAAACCCCTCGGGTTGGCGTGAAAAACCATGTCATGTTCGACACAACGAACCTCAACGGACACATTGCTGTTTACATAATTGCTACCTGTAAAATCAAACATGGGTAGCGCAGACTTGGCTCGGCTCACAAACTCACCGGTGCTCAGACGCTGAGAAGCTCCGCGAACATCCTCGTGATAGCATGACGAGCACCCCGAGCCTGTCCAATGGTATTCTGGTTTTTGAAAAAAAGAACCATGACGAGAGCATACTATTTCAACTGGAGTCTGCTGGCCCTTATACTGCACTCTGGAGTAGTCATACTTCGATCCGTGTGTTTCTTCAAACCTCTTTAGAACCTTGTTTTTTGTTAGCCGAGGTTTGCGAGACAGCCCTTCTCTATAGCAATGCACGCACCCTCGACCTTCCATGATGTACTTTGCCGCCATCAAATGCCACCCATGCGTGGGACATTTAAATTCGGTTGGATGATTCATACCCCTGTAGACAGACCTGCTGAGATCAAAGGGCCCGTCATACTCTTTGACAAACTGCCCCCAACGCTGCTCTGCCATCTTAAAAGCGGGGCTGTTTTGCTTGTTGATCTTCATACTTTTCTCCAATTAAAAGAACCACTGGTTTATTTAATAAACGAATCACGCAAATAACGCAAGCAAAGAAAAACCCCCGCCGAAGCGGGGGTCTAACCAGACCTAAGTCTTTGTTTTTACTGGCTTATGCTGCGCCGGGAGAACCGAAAACGCAACGGGGGTCAGAAACTCCGAAGCTGAATCTTTCGCGCGCTTTAAAACGCATATTCCCGGTGTCGAAATCACCCTCCATTCCAGTGCTCAATGGGGTGCGCTCAAAGTGGACGAATCCACGCGGAGCGTCCGTCTTGATGAAAAATGCATCCGGGTCAGTCAGGAAGTCATTGACCACATAACCTTCCGGGAGCATTCCCATGGATTTGAGAGCGTTCACGTCGTTGTCTGCCGTGCCAACACGCAGGTTGGACACCATCAGACGCTCAGCGACGAACTGGAGCTGACGAGGAATGACGAGCTTTGTACCGCGAAGTGCGATCTTCAGATTACGCTCATCGACGAAACCGGCAATCGAGATCAGCGCATCTTCCAACGATGTCTCGTTGAGGTCAGCGGCTGTGCTCGGCGTGTTGGCAAAAGAGCCACCGCTTGTCAGCGGATGGTCGGTTGCGCAAAGCGCTTTGCCGTCACCAATTGCCGTTGCACCACCAGTAAAGGCATTGTTCAGCACGGCCGCAGCTTTCACCTGTTTGGTGTGTGCCATGGAACGTGCCAGTGCCCGGGTATAGCGGCTGCCGAGACGGTCGTAGAGGTTGTCTTCGATTGCCTCTTCGGTCAGTGCAAACGCCATTGCAACGGTTTCGTGGTTGTACCGGGCGGTGTACGCTTCGGTAGCTTCGTCGAAGGTGATCGCGGAGCCTTCCGACTTTGTCGGTGCGGCACCAAAACCCGAGAGCATCACCTCTTCTTCGAACGCGCGGTCCGAAGATTCGGTGGTGTAGATCTCGGAGTGCTGGTTTTCGTAGCGACCGTACTCCATGCCGAACAGGGCGTTGAGGCCCGGTTCCAGCTCTTTCGCAAGTTGTGCGCGAGAAATAGCCATAACTCAGACCTCCTTTACACGCCGGTCGTCGAAACAGTGCCACCAGCAATTGCGCCATTCGGCGAATTGAAGTGGTTGTTCAGACGGACGATGATACCCACACCAGCGGCGGTGAAATCGGAGTTCTCAGGGTCGTCAAGGACGCCCATAACCCGCATATTCAGCGTGTTGGTGGTGGCGATTGTGTTGAGGTCAAGCGTTGCGCTCGACAGACCAGTGACTGTCGAACCTGCTGTGCCGTCTGCGAAGTTCGCATTGGCGAAGACAGCGGCCCGGACCTCGGCTTCGGTGTTAGCTGCAGCCACGACGTTGGACGTCGCAACAAGGAACAGCTGTGCGGGATCGTCATACACGAACGCCTTGACGGGATAATTCGAGTCTGCACCCGATCCCGGCCAGTAGTTCGAGAAGACTTTTTCACCGGTGACAGACGAGACGTACTCGCAGCCCCAGAAAACACCAAGCAGACCTACAGTGCCACCTGCGTCCGCGCCGACGATGTCAATGACACCTGCTGCGAGCGGAATAACAGGAGAACCCTGATAGATTGCATTCGTGTTACCGGAGGCAATGCGATACTCTGTGGCACCGGTGCTGTTGGTGTTCTGACCCATCTTGCCGATAGGACGAAGACCAAAGGCACCATTGATGTTAGCCATGGTATAGCTCCTTCAGTTTCAGTTACTCGGCGTCCGACCGTCGGCCGCCGAATGAGACACGACTGCGCCGATCTCGAGTGATCGGCATTGAAGGATGTTGATCCTTCATCAGGTCCTGATCCACAGCTTGCATTTGTTCGCGGGTCCGGGTCCCGTAATACGCGGATCGTTCTTGCGCTGTTTCTTCAGGTATGCGGCACAGCATCAGACCACCGTTCCCGATGACACCCGCATACCGACCTTCGTCGATCGTAGGTGCCTGAAAATCCGGATACTCATCGGCGCGGACAGGTTCCCATCCTTCACGTAGCTTCTGGTGGACGTTGATTTTGTCCTCCTCGCCACGCATTGCGACTCGAATCCAGCGATGCACATAGCCGGCAGGCGGCTCGGGGGCATCTAGGCGGCTGGGCGGTGCCCATGGTTTGCGACGTTCAGTTTTGTCGCGAGTTGCTGCGGCTCGGCTTGTTCTATCAGTCATCTCAATCACTCCTTCACGTATTTCGCGTATTCCTCGAGAGGAACATTCAGCTTCTTCGCGATGGCAATCTGCGACGGTGACAGTTTTACCGACCGGCGCCCCTGTTTTGTGGTGCGAGACGCTGAAGACCCAGCAGGAGCGACCTGTGCCTTCTTGCTCGATTTTTGTCCGGCAAACTTATTCGGAAACTCCGAACGCATACGCCGATCAATCTCATTGTAATACTCATCGCTCTGTGGGTCAAAGCCTTCTTCTTCGACCAGTTTTCGATGGATACCAAACGCGGCGTAGGTCATGACTTCGTCTTGACCAAACCAGTCATTTTTTTCAGCCCAAGACTGTGCCCG